TGTAAGTACACGGTAACCTCCGTTTTAACGGAGGCTGCAGGCTCTGTGCGTTTTGATTACAATACCTCTTCATTTTGGTTCCAATACGACGGCCCCATCACCAGTTTTTATGCTGGCATTGATGAACCTTCGTACGTGGTAACCTCTGGGTTTAACAACCCAAATGCTGAGGCAAACGCAAAACTTGCTGCTATCGCAAATATAGATAGTACACCGTATGCCTTCGGAGAAGACGCTTACGAGTTAAGGGAGACCTTGAGATTTTTAAGGAATCCAATCACTTCGTTAGTTGATCTAACCTCTGCCTTTAAAAGAGCCGTGCAACAAAAAATGCGTGGCAAATCAGGGCTAACTTTAGCACAGGCTGTTGCCAGTGTTTGGTTGTCCTACCGTTTCGCGTTGTCTCCTCTCCTGCGCAGTGCGCATGATGTGATACAACTCGCAACGACTAAAGACAGAGTTCCCCCAAAGCGCAGGAATGCGCGGGGCTTCGACTCCGATGACGCGTCAGGATCTGGTACCGAAATTGGTTCCAGCCCGACGGGTTTTGATGTTGTCTGGACAAAAAGTGCCACTAGAAAGTGGCATGCATCCATTTTATATGAGATGACTAATCCAGTAAACAACATTCAATGGAGAGCAGGCTTGAGATTCAAGGATGTTCCAGCCACAGTCTGGGCCGTCATGCCGTATTCATTTATGGTAGATAGGGTTGTAGACATTAGTCGCTCTGTGAGCGCGTTTACCAACCTTCTTGATCCCTCAATTAAGATTTTATCTGCTTCGGTTGTGTCGCGTACTGAGTGGGAATCAACCCATCGTGTATCGCAATTCCGCCGAGACAAATATTCCGCAACTGGTTCAGGGAAGGAAGTAAAGAACACTGCGTTCGTTTACGTCCGATACCCCTGGGCACCATCGTACTCTGATGCCGTTCCTTCGCTTGATGTGAAGGGGCTCGTATCAGATGCCACTAAAATAGTTGACCTCTGTACGTTGATTGTTGCGAATTTACGTATACGCTAACTTTTACCGGCGTCCTTGCCGTTACCATAGGAATGTAACATGACTATTGAAGCCGCTACAATTGCGGTCGTACCTACGTCACTCGCTGCCACCGGTGGAACTTCCACTGGGCTATTGCAACTCTATTCTACCGCTAGCGTTAAGAAAATGCTATTGGATGATAGTGCTGCCTTTGATGAGCAAACGTTGATAACATTTACAACTAAGCTTGCCTCTGCCAGTCCAGGGTCTCCAAGTGGGTTTACACAGAACCGGCGTAATATTGCTATTACTGTACCGTTTGTAAACGCAAATGCTGCAGTATCGTTTAATACCGCGCGCAATGAACTCAGCTTTTCCCGGGAAACCCCGGCTGCTGATGTTCTGGAACTGAGAATGAAACTCGCTCAACTTACTTACATAACTGCTCTGAATGATTTTTATAATTCAGGCAGCCTAGCGTGAGTCTTGTACCATGTATTGGTCCATTGTACTCGTCGCTATAATCGCTGGCTTATTCTATATAAACAATGCCTATCAGTGCATCGATAGAAATATGATGTATCTGAGACCGCAAGATATGTGGGATGTTTACAAGTACAGCGATATGAAGTAAGACCGATTTTTGCCATATAGGAGCTATTTCGTATGACCAAGAAGAAAGCATCAGTGACGAATGGAGCGCCTTGCTCTTTCGATCCTGACTACATTAAGACTTTAGTTAGTCAGGCCGTATATTTGGATTGCAGTGTTTCACAGGAGTATATAGCACTAGCACACCCTGCTACCGTGTCCGGATTAAACCGGATGCGTGATGAGTTCCTTAAAAAGTACTCGTCCCCGATGGTATCATCAGACGTGCTTGAGACATTAGCCTTTGAAAAGTTTAGAAAGGTTAATGATCGGATG